CCTCGCTACAGCCCATCACCACGACGATGACGCGCTATGCCTTCACGGGCGTTGTCCCTTCCACCGCGACGCAGCTTGGCGTGCTCGTGACGTGGACCCCGAGCGGCACGGCCGGCACGGCGGACGGCGTCTATCTCAACCTCTTCCAACTCGAGCTCGGCGCGAGCGCGTCGCCGTTCGAGAAAGAGGACGTCCAAATCATCCTCGAGGAATGCCAGCGCTACGCGTGGATGACCGCCGAACCGGCGGCGGGCGTCGTCGTCGGCATGGGCATGAACACGTCCAGCGCGGCGCAGCTCGTCTACATGGCGACGCCGGTGCAATTCTTCAAAGCGCCGACCGTCACCGTCGCCGCGGGCTCGTTCAAGACCAACCAGGCCGGCACGGCGACCGCGACCACCATCACGCCCGGGTCGACCCATACCCCCAACGCGATTTCGATCAACGGATCCTCGACGGGAACCGCCGGGCAGGCGGCGGCGCTGATCGGCGGCGGCGGCTCGGGCTGGATCCTCGCGTCGGCCGACTTCTGAGGCGAGCATGAGCGACGCCAGCGCCGCGCCGAGCAATCTCGACGCGTTCGAACTCATGCGCGCGACCAACGCGCTGGCGCCCCTCGACCGGAATTTGAACGTAACTCGCTGGCTTATTGGCGAGTCCTTGCGCCGTTACGGCTACCGCGCGGGCATGAAAGTATCGGCGCCTTGGCGCTTTGCAACGTCCGGCGATATCGACAGCAAGATCGTCGACCACGCGCGCGAGAAAATGTGCGCGGCCGAAGCCAAGGTCGGCCCCGCGGCGTGGCCGATCCTGACGCGCGTCCTCATCGACGGGAAGGGCGTGCGCGAGTGCCGCGACTTGGTTCCGGAATCCACGTCGAACTGGATCATCGACGCGGTCGTCATGGACCGGCTGCGAAACGCCCTTGATGCCATAGGGCCTATCCTGGGATTTACGTGAATGTCTCAAATCGAAGACAAGGTCGAAAGCAAGATCGACACGCTGATCGCGTCGGTCGACCGCATGACCTTCGCGCTGGAGCGTCTGATCATCGTCATGAGCGCGCAGCAATCAGGACTCAACGGCCTGACGATCGCTCCCAACCCCGGCTTTCCCTCCGCCTTCGCGACGCCTTTCGAACCGTTCAAGATTGGCGGGTGACGGCGTCACGCGGCGCGCGGCCGTGAATCCGAGGTTCTGAATGCCCCCGCCGAACGGAACGATGACGCCCATGGCCGCGGCCATCGGCCAGCCGAGCTTTGCCTCGCGCGTCGTCGGGTCTCTGAAGGGCGCCTATAACGGATGGTTCGGGCCCCAGACGCCGCTTCAGCCGATCGCGCCTCCCGAGGTCAAGGGCCGCCAGTACGATTATCCGTTTGGCGCGAACCTCCAATACCTGCCGCGCGCGCAAGAGGGCGTCAGCTTTCAGCAGTTGCGGGATCTGGCCGATTCGCTCCCGATCCTTCGCCTCGTCATCGAAACCCGCAAGGATCAGATCGCGGGCTTGAATTACGTCTTCCGCCCCATTCAGGACGGGACGGCGAAAAAGAAGAAGGTCCGCGCGGCCGACGACCCCGCTTCGATCCGCGTGCAGTCGTTCATGAAGCGGCCCGACCGGCGCCATACGTTTCCCCAATGGCTGCGCATGCTCTCCGAAGACCTTCTGGTGACCGACGCGGCCACGATCTATCCGCGCCTCACGCGCGGGGGCGGCCTCTACTCCGCGGACATCATCGACGGCGCGACGATTTCGCCCATGCTCGGCGAGGACGGCCGATCGCCCATGCCGCCCGACCCCGCTTATCAGCAAATCCTTCACGGCGTCGTCGCGGCGGATTTCACTTCCGACGAATTGATGTATCGCCCGCGAAACGTTCGCGTCCACAAGCGCGGCTATGGCTACAGCCAAGTCGAGCAGATCATCTTGACGGTCAATATCGCGCTGCGCCGCGATGTCTATACCCTCAATTATTACAAGGAAGGCTCTGTCCCCGACGCGTTCGGCACGCTTCCGAAGGAATGGACGAACGACCAGATTCGAGGGTTTCAGGACTATTTCGACGCGATGATGAGCGGCGATCTCGCCGCGCGCCGACGCATGAAATTCATGCCCGGCGATTTCCATCTGATCGAAGCGCGTCAGCCGCCCCTCAAAGACCAGTATGACGAATGGCTCGCGCGGCTCGTCTGCTACGCCTATTCGGTCCCCGTTACGCCATTCGTGGCCACCGTCAACCGCGCCACGTCCGAGACGCTGCGGGTCCAGGCCAGCCAAGAAGGCATCGGCCCGATCAAGCTGTGGCTCAAAGACCTGATGGATGACCTCATCCAGAACAGGCTCGGCGAAAAAGATGTCGAATTCGCTTTCGACGACGGCGACGAAACCGCGCCGCTCGAGCGCGCTCAAACCTTGGTCGCGCTGGTCGGCGCCGGCATCAAGTCGCGAGACGAAGCGCGCGACGAGCTCGGCGACGAAGCCATTCCCGGCGGCGCCGGCGCGGAGTTCACGATCACGACCGGCGCGGGCCTCGCGCCGATCACGCTGCCCGAACCCGGCGAAATGCCGCCCGGCGGCGCGCCAACGTCCGGACAGCCGCCCAAGCCCGGCGCGAACCCCGGCGCGCCGCCCGCCATCTCGGGCCAAGGAGGCAAGCCCACGCCCGCGCTGAACGCCGCGCAAATGCAACAGAAGGCCGACAAGCCCATGCCGGCCGCCAAGAGCGCGCCCGCGCGCACCCTTTACGTCCATCGCCCGCTCACGAACGCCGAGCCCCTGATCGCATGGGCGAAGGCGAATGGCTTTTCGACCACCCTTCCCACCGACGACATGCACGCAACCATCGCTTACAGCCGCGCGCCGGTGGATTGGAATTCGGTTCCCGTCGATCCCGTCAAGGGCCTCGTCGTCGGCGACGGCGACCGAGCGCTCGCGAAATTCGGCAAGGCGGTCGTGCTGAAGTTTGACAGCGATCACCTGCAAAAGCGCCACGTTGATCTTGAGCAAGCCGGCGCGAGTTGGGATCATCCTGAATATCAACCGCATGTCACGTTGAGCTACGACGCCGACGACGTCGATCTCGACGCGGTCGCGCCCTTCGACGGCGAGTTGCATTTCGGCCCCGAGAATTGGGGCGAGGTGAAAGCGAACGCCATGGCCGGCGTCGTTGAAAAACAGTTCAATCCGAGTCAGCCGCGCGCGCCCAACGGCAAATGGACGTCGGGTTCGTTGGTTACGATCGCGGATGATGAAGAGGGCCGACGTCCTCTCGCCGCTTACTTGTCGACCGACACCGCCGAAGCCGCTCATCATGCCGCCGGTGAGATTTACGAAGACTCGGAACCCGAGCTGCATTCACTCAAGCTTCCGGCGGACGCCAAGGTTGGCGACACCGTCCATGTGGCGTTCACTCATAAGGGCGAAGCCGTCGCGGCGGGGACCGCGAAGGACGCCAAAAAAGCGGCCGTGGAATTGAGTCAAAAAAACTGGCAGGCGCATGGCCCGGACTGGGATGTATCCGAGGACGCAACGGAAGCGCAACGAGCCAAAGCGCTGACCGCTTGGGCGAGCGATCACCCCAGCGATCCCGAAGCCAAGAACGCCAGCGACAAGGAATGGAACGATTACGTCAAGCAGGCGAATGGGATAAGCGCCGACGCGAAGGCTCCATATCCCGGCTTGTTCGAAGCGAACGACTATTTTTACACCGAGGACCTTCCTGAATATGCCGTCGACGTGGCGAAGACGAAAGTCAGGAAAGCGATAGCGCCCAAACCGGCGATCACGTCCGACGAGAAGCCTTCGACGGCGCTCGACGAAGGGCTCGCCGACCTAACCAACTGACAATTCCATCTTTTCGATGCCGCGCGGTCTGTCGCGCGTCAATTCACGTTCACGAGGCCGCTCTCCCGAGCGGCCTTTTCTGTTTGGGAGAACCCGAAATGGCGAACCTGGGGATGTATCTCCCGTTCAGCAAAGTCGACCACGAAAGCCGCATGGTCTACGGCGTGGCCACGGCCGAAGCGCGCGACCTCACCGATGAGATTTGCGATTACGCCTCGACCAAGCCGCTCTATGAGGAATGGTCGGAAAAGATGCGTATCGCGAGCGGCGGAAAGTCGCTCGGCAACCTTCGCTCGATGCACTCGAAGATCAGCGCCGGCAAGCTCACCGCGATCAATTACGACGACGTCGGCAAGCGCATCACGGTCGCGGCGAAGGTGGTCGACGACAACGAGTGGAACAAGGTCGTCGAAGGCGTCTACACCGGATTCAGTCAGGGCGGGAAATACGTCAAGCGCTGGTCCGACGCGGGCACCGGCCTCATGCGCTATACCGCCGCGCCGCATGAGCTTTCCTTGGTCGACATGCCGTGCCTGCCCGGCGCGACGTTCGAAATGGTCAAGGCGAATGGCGTCGTCGAGACGGTTCCCTTCAAGACGGTGATCGACGAGCCGAGCCACGAGGCGATCAAGGCGAAAGCCGAAGACCTCGCCAAGGGCGTCGCGGGCAAGACCTGGCGCGATTTCCAGGACGAAGCGTTCAACGACCTCGCGCGCGCCGCGATCATGGCCGCCGCGAAGGCGAAAATCGACCCCGTGACGCCTCCCGATGGCGAGGAACAAAATCCCGATCCCGCGATCGACAAGGGCTCTGAAACGACCAAGCCCGACGTCGAGGTGACCGACGCGGAGGCCATGCAAGCCGTCCCCGATAAGCTGATCGAGGAGAACACGAAGAACCCGGGCGATATGACCCGCAAGGCGTTCGAGCCGACGCAGGTATGGGCGGCGGGGCCGACCGGCCCCTATTTCGCGACGAAGAAAGAAGCCGATCGGCACATCAAGGTGCAAAAGGCCGCGGCCGCCGCGAAAGCCGGCGCCTCGCCGCTCACGAGCGCGCTCGAGGCGCTGGAAGCCAAACTCGGCATCGTGAAGACCGTCGAGGCGGATCCGCTCGCCGTCGCGGTTGAGACGCTGTTTCCGACCGTGGCGAAGCGGACCTTCAGCGCCGATGATCGCAAGGCGGCGGCGAAGGCCGGTACGGCAATGC